TCGTAGTCGGGCAGTTCCTCCATCGAGCCACAGGTCTTGCAGAGAAGCAGTCGTATGTGCTCCGTGGCCATAGTGCCTTCCCGTGTTCCGAGTGATAGACGAACAATAGCATCCCCACTATCGCTTCAGAAGCGATAGTGGGGAGGCGATTACTTACCGGTGGCGAAGTACCTGCCGAGCAGGACGTAGACGTCACCTGCGGTCGCTCCCTGGACCGCGATCTTCTTCCCGGAGATGGCCACCTTGCCGTTCACCGCGTGCGCGAAGCCGAGAGCCTTATTCGCAGGCCCCCCGACAGCGATCACGATGTTCCCGTCCGCCAGAGCAGCCTTGGCAAGGTCCAGGTCGCCCGTGTGGACAGTCCCGGCCGGGTGGAACGCCTGGACGGCCGCGTAAGCCGTAGCCGCATCAGCCGTGTTGTAGCCGAAGACCACCGAGGTGACCGCGTGCGGGGCCGTGGGGGTCGGAGGCTTGGGAGCCGGAGGCGTCGGAGGCTTGGGCGCCGGGGGCTTCGGAAGGGTCGGGGGCTTGGTCGTCGGAGGCTTCGGCGTGGGGATGGCCAGGGCGGCCCAGGTATGAAGGTCGCCGTTGAGGATGTTGTTGTCGATCCCGCCGACGATGCCGTACTGGTGAACCGTCCACGCAGCCCAGCCAGCCGTGACCGGGTGCCCTGCCGGGTTGTTCGGGTCGGCGACCCACAGCGGGTAGGTCCGCAGTTCGGCCTTCTGCGCTGGCGTGGCCACGGACAGCACCCCGGTGATGTATGAGGTGTACGTGTAGAAGAACGGACTGGCCTTGGTCTGCGCCTTCACGTACGCCATGAACTTGAGCGCGTAGTCCAGACGCGCGTGCCAGGAGCCCTCGGAAGACTCCAGGTCGAGAGCCAGGACCTCGCCGGGCTTGGCTCCGGCACGCGACAGGAAGTTCTTGGCTTCCTTGATCGGGTCCTGGGTGGGGTGGGCGAAGTGGTAGTGACCCACCGCCTTCTTCGCCGCCCGCGCCGCCTTGACGATGGCCGCATGCTTCGAGTCGCCCGTGTGCTCGCCCTCGGACGCCTTGGCGATGACGAACGCGTTGTTGCCACTGGCGACGGCCGCCGCGATGTGCCGGTCGTCGTTGTTGTTGGAGAGGTCAACTCCGTGGAGAGACATCAGAATCCTGCCTGTGAAGGTGGGGTCTGGACGTAGTAGGGGGTGTGCACCGGCTTTCCGTCGGGCCGGATCTTGACCTCGTCCTCGTGACGGCCGTACCAGACGTCGTTGAGGTCGACACGGGTGCGCACGGTCAGCGAGTCGGTAACGCCGATGCCGCCACGGTTGGCGACGATCTTCTTGTACTTGCCGTCCGTGGCGCCCTCGCTGAGTTCCGCGTTCATGGAACGGGAAGGTGCGTAAGCCATTACTTCGCTCGCTTTCCGGAGCCGTTGTTGCCCCGACGGTCGTTGAACACTCCGACGAGCGGCTTGGCAGCCCCGGTGGAGCCGTGACGTGCGACATGCGCGACGTTGTCGGAAAGTCCAGCAGACCGCTTGTCGTCGGCGCGGTGCGCCCTCTTATGCTTTCCGGCCATTAGATGCCCCCAATGGTTGGCCGTGAACTACCAGAATAGCCGCCCTGGGTGCCGGTGTAGAAGTTGGTCGAAGGGGCGGGGAATTGCCGGTCCACACTGATCACGTCCTCAATTCCGAGGGCCGTGGTCCGATACCCGTACTTAGGCGGGAAAAGTGGCCGGACGACCGGGGGCGGTGGGCTCTGGAGTGCGAGCACATCGCCCGGAATGGTGGCAACGGAAAGCGCGTCCGTGACAATCCGCTCTGGAAGGGATGCCCACGGGCGCGTACGGTCGTAGACGGAATCCGAATTCTGCATGATCTAAAACAGTCTCTGCTGGCCCGGGTGGACCTCGGTATGAAGTCCGCTCTTGCCGTAGGTGTTCAGGGAGGAGTCGTGGTTGTCTCCACGGCGCCGCTTTTCCTCACTCCACTGCGCCGACTGCATGTTGGTCAGGGAATTCAGGCCACGCTCCTGCATGACGTTGCGGGCGACGTGGTCGTGGAAGGCGTGGATTCCCTTGATGCCCATGTAGGCCTGCTGGCTCTCCTCGCCCTTCTTGGCCTCCAGGTGCGGTGCGAACGCACCACCGCCGGAGTGGGTGTCGGACACCCAGAACTGCGAGGAACCGTGCGGGTCCACCCAGGAGTTGTGGTACGCGCCGACCTTCTCTCCGGCCGTCGGCTTCCACGCGTCGCGGAGCTGCTTGCCGTTGAGGACCTGGTGGGTGACGTCGATGGCGAGCGCATGGTTACGGGGGTAGCCGTTGGCCGGATACGCCCGGGTGTCGCCCTCCTTCTTCACCAGCGTCTTGGTCCGCTTTCCGGACCGAGAGGTGACGGTCTTCTCGACCTTGTCCTCGCGTGGCACGTAGTAGTCCGGGTGGTAGTGGTACTCATCGCCAGTCTTCCCGGACTTCGCCCACTGGACCGCGTGGCTGGCTGCCTCGTCGTTGGGGTAGGTGGCGTGCTGACCGTCCTTGCCAGGCCGCACGAAGATGTTCTGGGGGGACGTGATGGCGTTGGCAGCAGCCTGCACGCCGAAGGGGACGCCGTTGTTCTTCGCCGACACCTTCAGCCGAGCACGCGGGCTCAGCGAGCCGTCACGGGTGTGGTCCTCGGCCGGGCTGTAGAACGAGTCGTGGTGCCCGCCCTCGTGGGCGTAGGCACGGTCGACCTGGGCTGCCAGCGAGCGGTGCGCGGAGTCGGGTGTGACGCCGAACTTGGCCGCGCTGCGCAGGACTCGGGCCTGCTCATGCGGCTCGAAGTCTTCCCACCGCTTGTTGACCGGCATCATGTCCCGGGTCGGGTTCATGGTGTGCTGGCCGTGCCAGACGTCCGAACCTTCCGGGCCCGCCAGTTCCATCTGGCCGTGCAGGTTCGGCGCCTTGTCGGTGTTGCCCATCAGCCGGTACGACTGCTTGGGGGTACGACCGGCCCCGGGCTTGTCCTGGATGGTCTGGAACCGCTCAGGGTTGGACGCCTCGTAGGCCTCCCGCTTGCCGGTGGCCTGCTTGACGGTCTGGTTGTAGGCGCGCGTCTCTGCCGCCTTCTCGGCCGGGCTCTTCTTGGCAGCCATTAGCAGCGGCCTCCCTGTGTCTTCTGCGCGTCCTTGATCGACTGCGCGGGGGTCTTTGGTGAGGCCTTGCCGATGGCCTTGATCTGCCCTTGGAACTCACTCAGCCGGGGCACCACTACCTCCACTGATCTGGGGAGTTGTAGGGCGACGCCGAGGGGAGCAGCTTTCTCAGGCGCTCGGAGCGCACGGGATCGATGTCCGCCATGACTTCGGCCACGCCGTACTTCTGCTGGAGAGCAGCCATCTCCGCCGGGGACAGGGCGTTGTTCTTGCCCATGTGGGCCAGGCGCTGCTCGGGGGTGCCTTTCTGCGTCCACTTCAGGCCACGGGCCTCGTAGACGAGACCGGCCTGCGGGTTGACCCCGCCGATGTCCGGCCACAGGTAGTCGGAGGCGTCGACCTTGTCACCCTTGTGGACACCGCGCTGGTAAGAGCGGTCGTTGGAGCGCTTCTTGACGCCCTCCAGGACGCGGTCGCGGCGACGGTCGGTGATGGTGCCGAGGTAGCCGTCGGGGTACTGGGCGGACGGTGTGCGAGCGCCCATGGCAGCGCGCCGGGCGTCGAGCGGGTCACGGAAGCCGAGGACGTCAGTTCCTCCACCGCCGTTGGCCCGCACAGGTGCGCCCGGCTGCCCTATCCCGTAGGGCGTTGCGTATTGCCAGTTGCTGGACATTGCCCGTTACTTCCGCTTCTTGTCGCCGGTCGGGATCGCGCGGGCGTTGGTGTTGTCCCAGATCGCGTCCTCGTTGCGCTTGCGGCCCAGGGCCTTGGCCTTCTCCAGGTCCGCGTACGGGCGGGAGGCGTCCGTGTAGGCGGTGCCGTCCTTGGGGTTGTGCCAGATGCCGAGGTGGGCGCCGGGCCGGTGGCCGGTCTCCTTGCGCACGCGGGTGGCCATCTGGAGGACGTGGTCCGGGCGGATGTTGTCCGCCTTGAACGAGCCCAGCTCGGAGATCTGCTTGCCGTGCACGTCCGGCTCACCGCCGACGAAGTAGCCCTTGGGGCTTCCGATCTCCGACAGCTTCCAGTTGTGGACGTTCATCGATGCGCCCTCGTCCGGCCCCTTGGGAGCGTTGGCGAACTGGAGGGCGGACAGGACGGGGTGGGCCTTCTTCTGCGGTCCGGTCAGAGACGCCTGAAATCGCTGTGATATCTGCTCAGAGAGTGAGACTCTCTGACCCCTGGATGAAGCCATGGGGTATCCTTTGCGGTCAATAACAGGGAAAGTCGGAGGGAAAATGGCACACGGACCACTAGTAGGGGTGACCGGCGAAAACCAGTACTACGGGATCTGCAATGACTGCGTACCGGCGCGGATTCTCAGCGAGCCCGATCCGAATCGGAGCGACGCAGATGCGGCGTGTGCCTCGCACAAGGAAGAGACGGCGGCCCTGACGGGGCCTGATGCCTTCCGTCAGGTGCCTACCGAGTGATCACGTGCCCTGTCGGTACTGCCGACGGAGGTAAAAGTCGCGATTGCCGACGGCCGACGGGACCGTCACGACATTGCGCTGGACGAGCCCTGCCTCAGCCGCATTCGCCTGGTACAGGACGGCGGACGGGCGCAGGGACGCACCATTGCGCTCCATGATGCTCGGCCGGTGTGACGCCGTGGCGGACTCCAGGAACCCGCCCTTCGCCTGGTTCTTCTTCGGCACCGACCGGCCCTTGATGGGCTTGGCTACATTCCCCACTCGGGAAGCAGCAGTGCCCATGGTCGGCCGCAGCGACGGGTCGTCCGTCGTCACGATGTTCTGACTCTTCTTCTTCGCCACTGCGGGCTCCTTAGCCACCGATGGTCCGGTATGGGTTCTTGTCGATCCACAGCCGCTTGTCATAGGTGCCAGATGAAGCGCCGTTCGGCGACGGGGTGAAGCCCCCACCGATCCGCTTGCGCTCGTAGTCGTTCGAGGACAGGCCATTGCTGGAACCACGAACCTGGGTCTCGTCGAAAACGGAGGTGGGCTGGAAACGCGCCACCGGCTGGAGATTTACCGACGGGTACTTTGTCTCCATGGCGCCGGTCGAGAAAGAACCGTTCCGGCCGCCCGCTACACCATTCATTTTCTCCTCCACAGGGTCATCCCCAGTTTAGGGACGGAATGTGCGCGGATAGGAACGCGATCAGTGGACCAGGATCCGCAGCAGAAGCGCACTGATCTCCCCGTCAGGCATCTGCACCGAGGTGAATCCGGGTCGGCAGTCGAGCACGATTCCCCGGGGCGCCACGAAAGAATTGGCGATGGCGATGGCCTTCATAGCCTGATTCACGGCACCTGCGCCGATGGCGCGAAGGGTGACCTTCTTGCCGTCGTAAACGGCGTGAGAGATGGCGCTGGCCAGGCTGGCGGCGGATGACGAACTCTTGACCCGGAGGATGGCCTCGTTACTGGCCCCCTCGTCGTCGATCTGAACTCCCATTGGTGACTCCTATGTATCCGATTCTCGTCACTTTTTGAGAATACGGATCACTAGGAATCCGGTGTTAATAACAACAGGCCCAGGGGCGTCGTCTTCACCCTGGGCCTGCTGCGCTTCTAGTTGTTACTTCCGGGCGTACCAGAACCCGATCTTCTGCGCCGGGGGCTTTTCCAGGTAATCCTTGGCCCGGGTGAAGAACTCCGGATCGTCCCTGGCGTGGCCGAGAAGGTTGTTACAGGGTCTGCATAGCAGCCCTCTAACAAGCAAGGTCTTGTGGTCGTGGTCGACCGACAGTTTCCTGGTGGCCCCGGTGGCCCGCTGGCAGATCGCGCACCGTCCGCCCTGGGACTCGTAGACGGCGTCGTAGTCACCGTCGCCGAGTCCGTACGTCGCCTGGACTCGTTTCTCGTGGGCGGCCGTTCTCCTGCGCTTCTTCTCCTTGCCCCAGTGCGTGGCGCAGCGTGGGCCAGGATGCGGGGCTGGCCGGGGCTTCGTTGGAGGTGCAATGTCCAGGAGGTCCCAGTCAGCCAAGCAGTCCATGCAGACCTTCGCGGTCACGCGAGGGCCAGGATCCTGGCCACCTTGGTATGAAGGTCCTTGACCGTGCCGTCGTTGACGATCTGGGCGTCGAACCACTGGTCCGGCAGGCCGTTCTCCGACTTGTGGTCGTTGGTCGGGCCGACGCCGGGCCGGGAGATCTTGATCAGCAGGCCCAGGCGGCTGTCGATGGCGTGGTGCTCGTTCTCGAACCGCACGTCGGTGAACACGTACTTCTTGTCGGCGTCCAGTTTCTTGAAGGCCGCGTTCACCCACACGTCCTGGGAGATCATCTCTCGACCGACCTCGGTGCCCAGGACCTGGAGCATGCGGCGGATCTCCTCGTAGTCACGCTTGGCCTTGTCCCAGCCGTGGCGGTCCACCAGGTCCTGGACTCGCTGGTCCTCACCGTACGGGTGGAAGAGGATGACTGGGTTGAGGACGTACAGGGCCTCGCGCAGGACGTCGGCGAAGGCGACACGGTTGTAGCCGTACTCGGCGAGGATCATCGCGACGGTGTCCTTGCCGACCCCGGCAAATCCATGGAGCCCAACGAACTGGGGCAGCCAGGCGGTGATGATCTCCGGGGTGGTGGTGTCGTTGATGGTTTCGGTGCTCACTTGTTGGTGTCCTTCGTGGTGTAGACGGTGGGCCGGAGCGGGGAGCGCTTGAGCAGCGGGATCTCGTACAGGGCCTTGCGGGCGGAGTCGACGTCGGCGTTGCGGTCGTTCTCCATGCGGACCAGGGTCTGGAACTGACCGTTCCAGCGGCCGGTCATCCAGTCGGTCTTCGCGATCAGCGGCGCCATCTTGGCGGCGAAGTCGGCGACCCGGAATTCGGTCTTGGCGACCAGGTCCTCGGCGTCGATGCGCTTGCGGCGCTCCGCCATCAACGCGTTCTTGGTCTTGAAGAGTTCGGCGCGGACCTTCAGCACGCTGTAGGCGGCGAACAGCATCGCTGCGGTGTAGACGGCGCCGACAGTGATGGCGAGTGTGGTGTTCACTAAGGTGCGACCCTTCCGTTGTGGTCCCACACTTCCCAGGTGAGGGGGAAGTGGTTGGCGAACGCGGCCTCCATCGCGAGGGCGACGTCCTCGATCTCCTCCTGGGGGAAGGAGGGGAAGGTCGCGTAGGTGTTCTTGGTCCGCAGGCTCAGGAAGTGCATCAGGCTGCGGGGGTTGCAGGTGGCGTAGAACGAGGTGAACGTGCCGACCGGCAGGACGTTGCGGGCGACCTCGCGGGCCACTCCCGCCCCGAGCATTTCCTGGTAGGCACCCCAGGCCCACCGGTAGGCGCCTGCATGGCTCCAGCGGGTTACGTCGTATTGCTGGTCGGTGCCCGCGACGAAGCGGTACTCCCCCGCCTTGCCCTCCTGCACCAGGGGGCGGCTGTCCTTGGGGACGTAGAAGACAGGCTCCAGTTCCTTGTACCGGCCGGAGGTCTCGTTGTACGACCAACCGGCCCTGTGACGCTGGAACTCGCGGGCCACGAAGATCGGGGCCTCTACCAGGAACGACATCTGCCCGTGCTCGAAGGGGCTGCCGTGCCGGTTCTTCATCAGGTAGTTGAGGAGACCTCGGGCCTCCCCCGACCCCGCCGCAGCGGAGCCGAGGGTGGACACACGAGCCGCCTGGCAGATCTTCGCGTCGGACCCGGCGATGTTGTCCTCGTCGATGGTCGCCGAGACGTTGGAGCGGATGGTGATGGTCACTTGCTGACCGCCTTGCTCTTCGGCGACTCATCACCCTTGATCGTGGCCTTGAAGTAGGCACCGGCCGCGTCGTGCCAGACGACGATGCCCTCCGGGTCCTTGAACCCCGGTGCGATGAAGGAGCCTTCCGACTCCAAGGTATGAAGCGCCATGCTGACCCACTCGTTGAGGCCCCGGCCGTCGACCGCAGCGATTACCGGCACCACGGTGAGGGTTGGGATGTTGGGCACCGTCCGCGCCTTGGGGAACTCCTTGAGGTATCCCTCGGAGGCGTACTCCGGCTCGCGGGGGTCGTACCAGCGGTTGACGTTGAAGAGCGCGAAGCGCTTCTCGTCGAGGCCGTAGCCGGACTGGATTCCCTTGCCGAACCACTCGCCGTAGTGGCGACCCTCTCCGAGCGCGGCCAGCGCGACGGCGTTGTCCCAGACCCAGCGGGCGAATCCGAAGTTGTCGTTGTCCGGGGAGAGCCAGCGGTTGCGGCTTCCGGCGCGGACGAGGTACGTGGGCCCGTCCACGGTGTGGATGACGGCGCCGATGCCGTCGAGGGGGCCGTCCAGGGTGTCCAGGTCGATCTCGGTGACCTCGATCAGGCCGTTCGTGCCGTTCACCTTCTCGGTAATCACAATCTTGCGGTGGAGGCGCGGGATGGGGCGGAACTTGGGGTAGTCGCTGGCCTTGAGGATGGTCATGTGCTGTTAGTCCCTTTCGTGGGCCGAGTAAGCAGCGAGTGGAACTCCGATGCGGAGGCCGTCGGGGGTCTCGATCTCCCGCCCGGCGGCTACCGCTTCTTTCTTAGCGATACGAAACACGATTTCATGGCGGTTGTCAACCACTTCGATCCAGTCAATTGACGCCTGGATGAGTGGCCACTCCTGCTCGGGGTCGTACAGCACGAAGCCCTCCCAGATCAGGGAGGACTCGGTGACGCCGACGTGCTGGTACAGGCGCAGCAGCCAGTCCCTCTGCCCCACCCGCCAGGACCGGTCGCCACGGCGGACGTAGACCGGATCCCGGTGGTTGGACAGGCAGGTGCGGGGTGCGCCGGTACGGAAGCAGGGGCGCCACTCCCACGGCGGGCGGGGCTGCTCGACCCTGGTGATCTTCCGCTGGACGCGTCTCATGCGTTCATCCGCCCCGCGCGGTTCTCCCGGTCGCCACGGCCGACCCGTCGGGTCAGTTCACGGCTCAGGAGGGTGTTGCGGAGTTCGGCGCTGTTGTGGAGGGCCGAGAGCATCCGCCGGTAGGCGAACGCCTGGCGCTTGGCCTCCTCGGCCTCCAGGTACTCGTCGTCCTCGTACACCTTGGCCTTGGCGGCTGTCACTGTCTTCTCGCCGTTGTTCTTCACGGCGGATAGGGCCTTATACCTTTCGAGTGTGTCGGCGCACGACTTTTCGTCCACCTCCGCTGCCGCCAGTCGGCTGCCGGTGTACTCCACCCACGCTGTCGTCTGCGCGAACAGGCTCATCAGTTCGCTGTCGCTTAGCGCGGTGGGATCCTCGGGAAGTTCGGGCGCGTCGCCCTCCGGCTTCTCCGGCAGGTACAGGTCCTCGCGCGCCAATTTCCTGGTCGCCTTCTCGCTGGGCGCCTTGACCGCGTCCCAGCCCTTCCTCGCTACCGCTCGTGCCATCGGTGGTGGTCTCCCAGCATGAGTTGAAGAACGGACACTCTTTACAGGTCTTCTTGTCCTGGCCGCAGAATTCCGGCCGTGGGGGCGGCTTGCCCTTCTTCAGGGCGTATTTGATGTCGAGCGCCGTATCGAAGAGCGGCTCCGAGATCTCCGGGTTGTAGTGGATGACGAACTCTTTGTGCGCCTGGGTGGCCTTGTACTCGTAGAGAAAGATGACCTTGTCGAACGGCAGGCCCATCTCCTTGCAGAGCCGCAGGTATATCTGGGTCTGCCGGATGTGGCTGCCGAAGGGGCGGCGGAGCCCCTTCCACAGACCGTCAAGGTCGATGACGGTCTTGCCGTCCTCGGTCTTCACCGTGTATTCGAGCAGCAGCTTGGGATGGTCGAAACGCACGGTGCCGATGCCGATGGACTTGATCTCGACGAGGGCGTTCAGGTCCTCCAGGGCCCCGTCCTCGTGTCCGGCGATCAGGAACTCTGCCTCGGCGTTCAGGGGTACTTCGGCGTACTCCAGGTAGACCGGAAGACTCGCCATGGATGTGCGGTTGCGGCAGGACTGGCAGGTGAGACGCCCGCCAACTCCCATCTCCCAGTCACCGCATACCGGGCAGACCCACTTGCCCCACAGGCGGTCCATCTGCTGGAGCCACTTCTGCCACTTGGAGTGGATGCCGTGGCCCTCCATGAAGATCGCTTCCAACTGCGCGTTGAAAGAGCGGTCTTTCTCGGGGGAAACCCCCGCCAGCCTGTAGTAGGTCTGTCGGGGGCACCAGTCGCTCTTGGCCATCTCCGAGGGGTGGATGATGTCCTGGCGCCGGTCGGTGGGCTTGCCGTGCTGGTCGAGCAGGTGCTTGTGGATGTCACCCAGCAGCAGCGAGGAGTTCTTCTTCGTCTCCGCCAGGTCCGCCATCTTCCCCGTCGGCTTCATCCTCGAAGTCCGCCGCGTTGACGCGGTCCGGCCACTCCCTTTCGAGGTCTTCGCGACTCGGGGCACGGTCGAAACTCCATTCGTTCTTGGGTACGAACCTCCTGATGTAGGCCCGCTCCAGGGCGTTCAATCCGCCCCAGACGCCGTAGTGCTCGTTGTTGACCAGTGCGAATTGGAGACACTGTTCTCGGAGGGGGCACACCCGGTCGGTATAGGTCCCGTTGCAGATGTGCTTTGCCTGGGACTCGCTTCCGGTGCCGTCGCCGAAGAAGTCGTCGTGCTCTCTCGTCGGCCGGAACTTTCGGCAGGTGGCTTCCTTTTCGGGATTGCCTCCGCCGTCCCACTCCGGTGCGTTCAAGCGGAGGCGCATCACCATGACAGCACCTCGTCGGGGTCGGCCTCCGGGAAGGCCAAGGTATGAAGCATCAGGAATGTCTCCTCGGACATCGTGATCCAGTTCCGTCCACTGGCCATCTGAGTACCGAAGAGCATTTCCCTGCCGTCGAGGAGGGCTTGCCTCTCTGCGGTGATGAGTTCCTTGTCCTTGAGCGAGTACGAGGCCTTTCCCGTGACCTTGTACTCGACCGAGTACTCCGGGGTCCGTACGTCGTTCTTGCGGACCCAGCCGTTTCCGCTACCCGCATTCACCGTCCCGCCGAGGAGTTGCGCTCCCCTCCGCTCCTGCTTCTGGGACTTCTTCAGCATGTCCGCCATAGGTCTTCTCCAGGAGGTCTGCGAGGACGGTGAACTTCTCGTGGGCGCGGGCCAGGCGCCGGGCAACCCGGACGCCTAGCACCACGACGTAGAGAGCCGCTACTAGGGGGAGTGCGGCGAGGGCGGCCACCATCAGGCGGCCTCGGTATGAAGCCCGCCGTTGGCCTGCGCGTCGATCTGCGCGAGGACCTTGGCGTCTATCTCCGGGTCGGTGCCGGGCTCGTAGCGGCCGTCGTCGATGACTCCCGAGGGCCTGCGCTTGACCTTCTTGGTGCCCGCGCTCTGGGCGGCCTCCAGGTCCTCTGCAGTGATGGACCGCTCGTCGACCTTCTTCGAGGCGGCCAGGACCTTCTGGTACAGGTCCTCCTGGAGGTCCAGGTCCTCTCGGATGGACGCGAGCATGGGGTCCTTGCCCTGCCAGCGCAGGACCGGCTTGCCCTTGTCGTCGTACCGGCCGTCGTCGATCTGGAAGTAGGCGCCCTTGCGCTCGATGACGTCGAAGAGGACCCCCATCGTCATGATCTCCTTGGCGGTGTCGTAGTCACCGCGTTCGAAGTTCAGGAAGGGGGCCGTGCGGAAGTAGGCGTCGATCGTGGCGACTTGCTGAGGGGCTGCTGCCTTGTTCTTGACGGTCTTGACCTTGATGACCTGGCCTACGTTGACCTTGCCCTTGCCCGGCCGGGCTTCCTGTATCCATTCGTCGCGCCGGACCTCGACGCGGACGTAGAACGCGTAATTCTTCGCGTTGCCGCCCGGGGTGGTGGTCGGTGTGCCGTGTGGGGAGAAGGCGCCGATCTTGTCGCGGTACTGATTGATGATGACGCCGAGGATCGGGCGGTCGGTGGGGTCCGTCATGGACCGCTTGGTGGCCGCCCCGCTCTTGCGGAAGAACTTGCCGGTGAGGCGGGCACCGAGCGCCATGACAGCCTGCTCCATGTCCTTCTCGGCTTCCTCGTCGGCAATGAGTGCCGGGTAGGAGTCGCAGACGATCATGTCGACGGAACGGGACGCGGCGAAGTCCAGCATCGTCTGGTAGGCGAACTCCATGGCCTGGGTGGGGAGCACGATGACGCGCTCGTTGTCCACGCCCAGGGCCTCGGCCTGGTCGGTGTCGTAGTGCTCGGCCGCGATCCACAGACAGGTGAAGTTGGGGTCGCGTCGCTGGTTGGCGGCCAGCGTCTTGTAGACGATGAAGGTCTTGCCGTGGGACTCCCGGCCGATGACCTCCACCCACTGGTTGCCCGGCCAGCCGCCACCGAGGGCGATGTCCAGGGAGAGGGAGCCGGAGGTGAATCGACTGGGCACCCGCATCTCGGACGCGAAGCAGACGGTGCCCTCTCCGTGCTCCTTGTTGATCTTTGCGAGGATAGCGAGGACATCCTTGTCGATGGTCAAAGGGTGCCCCCGCAGGTATGAAGTCTCATGAAGCGATACTCCTGAAGCGATAACGGAGAACCGGTAGCCCCCATACCATAACGGTGCGGAAACTACCGGTCCACTGAAGTACCAACTAGTCAGTACAAGATCTTTTGAGGAATTTCAGGAGGTCAGACGCCGCACACTCCGCCGACGCAGGCCGAGTCCGCGCCGATCTCCTCGTACTCGATGCCCTCGGCCCCGTCGGCCTCCCAGAAGGGCACCACGGTGAGCGGCTGGCCACCACGAGAGCCGTCCGGGTACGCGGTCACACCGCGCAGCTTGGGCAGGTAGAAGAACAGCATCTCGCCGAACTCCTGGTGCGTGAACTCCTGCTGGTCGACGGCCGGGAGGTTCAGCGTGCTGGAGATACCGTGGTCCACCCACTGCTGCACCCAGGCCTGGAAGGCGATGCGCGCCTCCGGGTCCTTCGCCAGGTCGTAGGCGGTCTCGATCTCCTCGGGGTCCAGGTTGTACTTCTCGATGAGCCGCTTGGCGGTGGCATCGACGACGTACTGGTAGTACCACTCCTTGCCCTTGAGGTAGCGGCGCTTGAAGGCGACCGCGAACAGGGGCTCGATGCCGGTGGTGGTCTCCGCGAGGATGCCAATAGTGCCGGTGGGAGCGATGGCCCGCGTCTTCACCGGCGCCGAGATGCCGAGCCGGGCGGCGTAGCGGGCGGCGATCTCGGTGGAACGTGCGTAGATGTCCAGCCAGTTCGCCAGTTCCTCGTTCTCCTCGTAGCGGTAGCCGCGTGCGACCAGCCACTCGTAGATGCCCATGAGGCCCAGGCCCAGGCGCCGGTTCTTGGTGCGGGTCTCGGCGACGCGCTCGTAGGGCACGAGGGAGTAGCAGGTACCGGCCAGGAGGAATGCGGTGCCCAGTTCCACCAGGCGCGCGAACTCCTCCTTGGTATGAAGACGGGCGAGGTTGATCGAGCCGAGGTTGCAGATGTCGTTGTCGTCGCGCGAGGTGACCTCGGTGCAGGCGTTGCGCAGGTGCTCGCCAGCGTTCTCGCCGACGTCGATGGAGAAACCGGGCTCGGCCGTGGTGAGCATGTGCTCTACGACCTCCCAGTAGACCTTCTGGGCCCAGTCGTGCATGGGGTCGATCGGGTTCTCGTAGGCCGCGAAGAAGTCGTCGTCGAGGATGACGGAGATGTTCGTTCCATCCATCGGCGCGTATGCGTTGAAGTCCTTCTCCTTGGCCGCCTTGATGTCGTCCGACCAGTCCTTGAGCCGGATGAAGTCGAAGACGTCCTCGTGGTTCCAGTGCAGGCCTGCCCAGATGGCGGAGCGGCGGGCGCCACCCTGCATGATGTGGCGGCCGACCTCGTTGACCATCTGCATGAAGGCGATGGGGCCGGTGGACGTGCCGCCCATGCCCTCCACCTTGGCGCCGTTCGGCCGCAGGGCGGACCAGACAATGCCGATACCGGCTCCGGTCATCAGGCCGGAGGAGACGCGCTGGAGCAGGTCGGCGATGGACTCGCGGGAGTCCTCCACCTTCAGCAGGAGACAGTTCTGCGTCTGGTGGAACCTCTTGCCGGTGGCGTACAGGTACCGGCCGCCCGGCATGAACTTGCGGGCGGCGACGGCCTCGACCATCTCCTCCACGAGTTCGGGGAAGTACGGCTTCATGACGGTCTCGACGACGCGGCGGGCGGTGTCGCGCCACTCCTCGCCGGGCTGGGCATACTTCTGCTTGAAAATGACCTCGGCAAATGGAGAGAACTCGGTGTCGAGGTCCGCGACAAGGCTAGTCATGTGTGTTGAATCCTTCGAGGTAATTGACTGCGAGGAGTAGAAGGTTGGGGTCGTCATTGAACTGACCTATCCCGAAGTTGCACCTGCTGCACAGGAGGGAACGCACGCACTTCCCGCAGCTCTTCTTGCCGGGGCAGCAGGAGTGGTCGTGGTCGACGCTCAGCGCTAGGACCTGACCCTTACGGAGGGCACCGGGAGGCCTCCGGCATATCGCACAGACCCCTCCCTGGTCGGCATCCATCTTTCGGTACCGCTCCAGTGAGATGCCGTACAACTTACGGAGCCACTGGTCCTTGTACTTGTCCGGGTTAGCCTTCTTGGCCGCTTGGATCTGTGCGTCGATCTTCTCCCGGTTGTCCTGCCGGTACTGCGCCGTGCAGGCCCGGCAGTAACTCTGGAGTCCGTCCGTGTAACGGAGGTTCTTGTTGAATGCGGGGCGCCCTTTGTGTCTCTTACACCGGGCGCACTTCTTCTTTTCGAGCGTTACCACGGACGTTCCCCCCGAGTTGGTGATGGTCAGACCGTGCCGTCGGCCTTGATGATGGCGCCGGGGTTGTAGTTGCTCTGGCCTCCGAGGCCGCCCGATGAAATCTGCTTGGCCGGGGTCGACGGGGCTGATTTGTCGCCCGACGGCAGACCCGCCGTGGTCTGGTGGAAGCGCGAGTTGTACCCGCACTCGTAGCACTGCGCCATGGCGTTGGGCATGCCCACCGGGCGGAAATAGTTCGTCCCTGCGCAGTCCGGGCAGTTGGTGTCCTGCTTGGCCACCATCGCTCGGGCCGGGACCTTCTCCTGCTGCGGCTCTGACACTGTCTGCGGAGCCTGCTGCGGGGTGGGGTAGACCGTCGACTGCGGGGAGGCCCACCACGGGCCGCTGGCGGGCGCCTGCGGCTGCGCGGCCGGGGCCGGGGCGGCCGGTCGAGGCGCCGCCCCTCCCAACTTGTTAGCCCAGAAGTTGCTCACCGAACTGCACTCCATTTCCGTACTCGATGATTCCCATGTCGAGGAGGTTCGCGAGGACCGCGACAAGGCTCGCGCGAACCACCTGGGAATGGTGGCGCTGGAGAGCGACGGCGGTTTCTTCGTCGGCCTGAATGCCGGAGTTAACCAGCATAGCCGAGGCAGTAATACCTGAAACCAATGGCGTGAGGAGGTCCAACATGTCCTTCAGGGGCAGGACCTCCTGGAGCCTTTCGTGACTCGCCCGGTGCTCCATCTCGCTGACCTCTTCGCTGTCCGGGGTCAGTTTCATGAGCGGTATCATCTTGTCCACGTCCGGGCAGGGGATGATGTCCCACAGCAGACGCTTTACGAGCATCTGCGGGGTGTAGGCGACGATCCGAGACTCCTCCTCGAAACCGTCGTCCTCCTCATCCCTGTTCTTCCTGTTGAAGATTCCCATTACTTGGCCTCCGACCAGCGGTCCACGATTTTCACGTCCGAGGTGAGCGGAACCCTGAGCAGTTTCTGGATTCCTTCACCGAGCATGGCTTCCTTCATGTATTCGACGGCTTCCTCTGCCCTTTCCTCCGGCGCTAGGACCACGATTTCGTCGTGCACCGAGAGGATGAGGCGGATCTCGTCCGGCAGCAGGTTGTTCAGCCGGATCATCGCCAACTTGATCAGGTCGGCCGCGCTCCCTTGGATCAAGGAGTTCACCGCCTGGCGCTCGGCTCCCATCCGCAGGCCGTGGTTCGACGAGAGGATGAGGGGCAGGCGCCGCTTGCGGCCGAGCAGCGTGCGGATGTGCGGAGGGCGACGCGAACGGCAGACCCGGACGACGTCCTCCTTGAACTTGTAGATCTCGGGGAACATCTTCTGGTGCATTTCCATGAAGCGCTTTGCATCCTTCACGGAAATTCCAGCCATGGACGCAACCTTGTCCGGGCCCGCGCCATATACAACGGCGAAGTTAATTCCCTTAGCGACCTGGCGGAAATCGATACACTCCCGGTCACCCGCCTTGACCCGCCGCACAAACTCCTGCGGATCAATACCCATGAGCGCTGCCGCAGTAGCGGAGTGCGGGTCGACTCCCTTGTGGAAACCCTTGTACAGGTCGCCACGACCAATGAAGTGGGCGAGGACCACGAGTTCAATCTGGCCCCAGTCGGCGACGACCAGTTTGTATCCGGGCGGGGCGATGAACAGACCACGAATCCGTTTACCGAGGTCGGTGTCGGGCCGGGGAATGTTCTGGAGGTTTGGTTCGCGGCATGAGAATCGTCCGGTCACCGTTCCGTACTGCACGAAGTCCGCGTGAATGCGGCCGTCGAATATCCGGCACGGCTTCTTCGGGTCATCCTCGACACCGAGGTAGGACACCGGGTAGTCGAGCAGCTTGGAGACTTCCGCGTACTCCAGCAACTTCTTGACGACCGGGTTGTTCTCGTGCTTCTCCAGGGAGTCGGCGTCGGTCGAGTAGTCGCCGTACGCCAGCTCCTGCCCGGCCTCCCGCTTCTTCTTCCCGCCGTCGGTCGGCTTTAGAGGCTTCAGGCCCTGGCCGCCCTCACTCTTGGGGGCGTACAGGATCTTGGCCTTCTGCGCCGGAGCGTTGAGGTTGAACTGCTGCCCGGCCGCCCGGTAGATGTCGGCCTCGATGTCGACCAGGCGAGCGGACATGTCCGTGACCAGCTCGCGCATGGCGGCTTCGTCGACCGGCGCCCCGGTGATACCCATGTCGAGCAGCACACCGAGGACGTCTTCCTCCAGGCGCCGGACGTGGGTCAGCCCCTGCTCCTCCATGAAGCGCTGGTACTTCTTCCACAGGAGCCAGGTGTATTTGGCGTCCATGTAGGCGTAGTGGGCTACCTGGGAGAAGGGGAACTTTTCCACGCCGGTCTTGCCGACATTCTCCTGGTCGTAGTCGACCTTGTAATAGCGCTTGACGAGTTCCTTCAGGCCCTTCTGCTTCATGTTCTCGTCGAGCAGCCACTGCAAAACGATCGTGTCGGAGTATTCCGGAGGTGCTATCTCTCCCCAATACTTCGCCGTACCGATGAGGTCGAAAGTCGCATTGTGCGCGATCTTTACTTTTCCCTCGGCGAAGAACAGCGGGCGCAGGATGGAGAACACCTCGCTGGGAAGCATTTGCTCCGGCGGGGCGTCGAATACCGGCGGAATGTAGTCGAACTTATTGGTGGCCTTGTTCTTCTTCTTCGTGGCCCGGCTGATCAGGACATCGCCGTTGGGGTGACCGAACGGGATCGCGTACGCCTCGCCATCGGTCGCCAGGGAAAGCCAATTGGCGACGCACTGGGTCGGTACGTTGCGGTTGGGACCGATCGTCTCGATGTCGAAACTGAAGGCCGGGCGCTCCATGAAGCGCTCGACCACGGTATGAAGTCGGTCGGGGGTGAGGATGACGGAGTCGCGGATGTTCATCGGACGACGACCAAGTGGGTGGTTTCGACCCACACCGTCGCGCCGCAGTCGAGCGGCTGGTCGGGGCGGTAGATGACCCGGGCGACGACCCGTCCGGTCTCGTCGATGATCTGGACGTCGTTGCCCTTGCGGTTCTGCTGGTAGTCCTTGGCGGTGATGACCGGGAGGGGCTCTCCCTCGCCCTTCCGGTTGGCCTTGATGTTGTGCTGGTTGATGTGGATCCGTGTGGTGCGAGCCACGGCGACCTCCTGTGGTGGTGGTTGGGGAAGCTGAAGGGGAGGCCCCAGCAGTGCCGGAACCTCCCCCTGGAGGCCGATCAGTCGTTCAGGAGTTCCCGGACGATGGTCTTGAGTTCGGTCCGGGAGTTGACCTGGAGGATGTCCTCGTCGTAGGCCTTGCCGTCGAACTCCTCCAGGTCCTCATCGGTCAGGGGCTCGATGTCCCAGTCGTCGAGGAGGTCACGCTCCTTCACGGGCGTGATGTAGTAGGTCGTCTTCTTGTTCTTGGTCTGCTTGGAGACGGAGAAGTACAGGTCGTCGCGGTTGAGCGGCGAGGTCTTCTTGTCCTTGGCGAAGTTCTTCAGGATGTCCGCGATCATCGGCCCGGCCCGCCAGACCTTGACCTGCGGGTCCTCGGGGTCGGTGAAGTCGACGACGTTGAACAGCACCTGCTGGGACGGCTTGTCCCCGGCGTCGTCGCACAGCGGGCAACGGTTCTCCAGGCAGGTCCAGGAGCGCTTGCCCTGCCGCTCGATCCAGTGCTGGAGGTAGACCAGGAACGGCTCATCGTCGAGGAAGTGGACGATCACGGCCTCGCCGGACGCCTTGAAGTCGTCGGGGAAGGAGGACGTGGCCTGCTTGGTCTTCTCGTACGAGCCCCAGCCCTTACCGCCGACCTTCGGCGCAGGCTCGGTGTCCTCGTCGTCCTCGTCAGGGGCGCGACGGCTGCGGCGGGAGGGGCGGGCCTCCTCGGTATGAAGCGCGTCGCTGCGTCGCTTGGAGTTGCCCCGGCGGGAGCCACGGGACGGGCGCTCGTCCTCCTCCTCGTCGTCGGGGAGGTTGGCCTCCTCCGGCTCGTCGGCCGGGGAGTACGCGTCGGTGCTGCGGGCCGTGCGGCGGCGGGTGAGAGTGCGGGCCATCAGTTGGACTCCTGCTGATAGAGATGGATGAAACTCTTCGGCTCAGCGGTGTTGAGCCGGGCCTCCTCGATGTCGTCCGCGAGGGACTGGTCGAGGAACTGGGAAGCGATCGTGTCCAGGTCCTGGAGCGTCTTCGCCTTGGGGAAGTCCTCGTCGGAGATCTCCACCGTGGCGGCGAATGTGACGTTCTCGTAGTTGCCCATGGACACCAGGAACTCTCGGGACTTGGAGATCTTCACTGCTCGGCCAGCCTCTTGAAGAGGTCGACCACACGGGGCGTGAAGCGCGTGTCCTTGATGGGCTTCTGGTGCGAGACCAGGACGCCTTCCTCCTGCGCGATGCGGACAATGCCCTCGACCTGCTCGCGGCTGTAGAGACGGCGTCGGCCGCGTACGTCTCCGTCCCGGCCCGGGGACTGGTAGGTGCTCTTGGGGATGACTCCCTCGCGCTCCCACTTGCGCACGGTCCCGGCCTGGCGGCCGAGGGCCTGGGCGAGTTGGCCAACGGTGTAGAAGTTGGTCTCTACGCCGTTGACTACTCCCTTGCGGGGCTTGGCGTCCCAGTCGGCCGCCGACGGGGCGGCCTCGGTATGAAGAGTGGAACGGTTCGGGTGCCGGACGATCGGCTTGGTCGAGCCGGGGTAGTACTGCTCCCCGAGGGCTGCGA